CCGGTATGTGCACCAGGTGAGAAACAGTTTGACGGAACGCAGTATTGGCATCAGCCGATAGCGGCCACCCAAGGAAACTGGTCCAACTCACCTCCCAGATGAATCACTTACGGGAAAGCCGATGGAGCCTGGCAATACGAGAATCCCAAGGTACCAATTGGCCACTTAGGCACTTATAGGTACTATCACTTGGGATAGGTAAGTCATTAAGACTTACATTTCGTACAAGTCGTTGAACCCATTTGATCTCTTTGACAAAAGGGACTCTCCACCACATCCAGTCCTCGTCAGGACGGAAGGTACGCTCAACACGAGCAGCACCTGGAGGGAGAGTAAGTCTCCTCTTTTCAACGACTTCTCCATCTAAAGCCTCAGAGAGCAGTGATGGGAGAGAGGGCACAGGAAGACGCCCATCTGATTCAGCGAAGAACTCACAAGCGAGTTCATATCGCCTCAGCTCTTCCATGTGGCTATCTGGTATCCAGTAGAGGCCACGAGCTGAGAACTGACTCAGATTAACGTGATTCTGTTCTCCCATCCACATGTTGCGAAGTGGTAAAGATGGTATTTCAATAGAATTCCAACTATTGAAGTTCTCCCTCATTGGAGTAACTGTCCATCTTTTGGCCTTCTCCGGGTTCAGGTACTGGAGTTGACGGAGGCCAGCCGAGAATAACTTTTGGGACTTGGTCATGTGAAACCGAGCACCATGATTCTCGACGCCTAAACCGCCAGCTGACCTTGGAAGGAAAAGGTTCAGTAGGCCATCTCTTGTCGCACAACGGACTTCATCTTTCCAGCAGGATAAAAGGCGAGCTTTGCCTCGATCCTTGTTCCAGCAACCTCGAAGGTGCTCTGAAAAGATCGCATCTATGGGTTTATACTTTACAGGCCGTTTATCACCGGCATACCCATATTTGTGCAGAAGTCCGGTGTTGGTATAAGTACACTCCCAGAAACCTTGAGAGGTTTCAAGAAACATTTGGGAGTTCAAAGTTGCCACACTATCGTGGACATAGTACTTACCAACAGACAAAGAAAAACCCACTTCGCGGATTTTGTCTTGCCACATCGCCAGAAAGCGAGAGTCTGCGCGAAAAAGGATGTCGTCTCCGTTAACTAAAACGGGTAGATCTTCGACATCGACCTCTCGGTGGAGGAATTCTTCCAGCGTCATCCAATAGCAGATGAGGTTGACAAGACACAGAATCGGGAAAGACATGGGGTTCCCCATAAGCTGACCATTACGTTGTGGACGTAGCTCTGAACTAATGTCAGCCGGGTATTCTAGTTGGGTTCCACAAAGAGAGCTCTCAAAAATACCCATGTCAGATGAGAGACCAAGCTTCTCCAAGATAATCTGGATGCACTGCTTTGTTGCATTCAAGTTGAGATTATCAGTAGCGGCTGAGTAGTCGCCGGAGACCCAACTAGGGGGCTCACACGTAAAGGCCCCAAGCTTGGCTTCCTTCTCTCTCATCTCCTCCAAATCCCCGATCTGAACTCGAGGGCGACCGATCAAAACCAACGGTCGGATTTTCCTAAGAAAATCATGTAGGGCACGACGTGGTTGTTCCATGAAGATGGCTTTTTTAGCATCTCCAGTGGTAATAACTCGTACCTTCAGAGCCTCGAGTAATCCAACTGCTCTCACGACATCCGGATCGCAAGTTACCATGGCCCGTACATCATGCCATGAAGGGAGGAGGCGACCATGAAGCTCTCGACCGTCAGGTCGAACATAATAGAGCTGGTCGTCCAGGATTGGCTCAGAAAACAAATCTGACCTCTTTCCAAGGTTATACTCTCGTATAACCTCCTCCCATTTACCGCCCAAAGAGCGGAGTGTGTTGTAACTTGCACCCCCAGTATCCTTCATCACGTTTCCGACCCGGAAAGACTTCAGGTTGGAAAGGATACGCCTCAGATGTGGTTTCAAATCCATCTTAAAGTCTGGAGCTTGTTTGCTCAGACCATCTCCATGAGACAAGAGTTGTTTCTTGACCATGGATTCTGAGGGGGGTAAACAGCCTCGTTTTACACCTTGAAGGATAGAATTCCATAGGTGTAGGTTCTTTTTGGACTTCGAATTAAGAAGATCCTTCAAGTACCTCAAGGCTGGCCCTGAAAAGGGCAAAATCCGGAGCGAATCATCAGGACTAGGTGGGAGCTCCTGCTTCAAATAACGAGCAATAGGAGCACATGTAACCCACTTTGCGCATTTCTCAAAATTGCGCCAGGAATACGAGATCCTGATGATTGAGGTTTGGCTTTCCCAAGGTAGGTGACAGAAGTTAGGTAGGTGGTCAAGAACCACATCCAAATATGCTCTTGAAAAAGCAAGAGCCTTTCTAACTTCCTCAAAGTTACCTACCCCCACACCGTCGATCCCTATCTTAGATAGGGAACAAGACGACGCCAAGCCCTTTGGCGAACGGTGTGATAAGAGTTCATCGAGCAGCCCGATGATAGTCGGGCCCCGCCTACTGCTCAAGTCTTTCTTACCCATATTGTGGTAGGGAGGGCACCCTAACGCCTGGTTGCGTCGGGGGGCACTGTCCGTTAAACAACG